GTACAGTTTGAAGGTGTTAAGTTCTTTGAATCTACTAACTTCCCAACAAAAAATATAACTGCTACATTCGATAATAGTTCTTATGCTTCTAAAGAAGTTGCACAAGGTTATTTCTTCGGACCACAAGCAATTGGTGTTGGAATTGGTGGACCAAATGCACAAGTTCTTATTAATAATAACGACGACTTCTCAAGATTCATAATTTTGATTTGGCAGTTGTACGCTGGTTTTGAGATCCTTAATAAGGACTTCGTTACAACCGGATTCAGCTTCGTTGAAGATGACGGATCTGTATAGTAAATAACATCTAGTAAAAATACAATTGGAGAAATAAATGGCCTATTTGTCTTCTAAAAAGATCTATCCAGGTAACTGGGCAGAGCCTTTAAATGGTTGGTACAAGAATATTGATACCAACGATGATTCCACAAACGATGCAACTAAAGGCGGTCCTACCGCTGTATTAGCTGTACCAGGTTGGAAGTATTTCCAGCAACGTGGATACGTTGAAGTTACAGGAAAAGCAGCAACTGCATTCACTAGTGCTGATGTAATTGTTCCTTCTCCTTATAGAAACGACGATACTCGTACAGATATTACTGGAATGGTAGTCTCTGGAAATGCTACTCAGTCTGCTTACATCTACCGTTCTACAGTTTCTGTAGCATCTGGTTGGGGTGACGGAAGAGTTGCCTCTGGTGTTTATACCGATACTGGTAACCTTATCTCTTTTGGTAGAGATAACTCAGGTTCTCCTGTTGCTGCCTCTGGTTTAGGTGAAGGTCCTGCTCAAGCAAACCTTACATCTACAGTAGATGGTCCTGCTGCAGGTGGTGCTGCTAACTCTGTTTACTATGCTGGTGGTGTTGCTGCTTATAGCTACAATCCACTCGTAACAGCAAGTGGTGTAAACGCTGGTGGTTCTGACAACCCTAATACTCCTTATAAGGTAATCCAAGCTGCTACTACATTTAAAGTGTATGTAAAAGCAACTGCTAATGCTACTTCTGCATCTGCTACAGCTGATGGTTTATACATCTCTGATGCTGACGCTGATGCTGGTAGAAAAGGTTATGTCGTAGTTGAAACATGCTATCTACAACCTGATGATGCTCCTGGATATGAGGATATCGAGCAGTATTTATCTGCTAGGACAGTTAGCTAATTACAAGGTAAGCTAGGATTAGATATTCTCTAGTCCTAGCTATGCTTTATCAGCACAAAAAAACAGGAGCTCGTGTCAAACTTATTAGTGAATTTGATAATGGCGACTGGTTTATGGTTGAAGATCAAGACGGTAAAATATATACCGCTTATAAATCTGAACTTGAAGCTGATAAACAAGCTACTAAAAAAGTAAAAACTTTACAGGTTAAAGATAAAGCAGCGAAAGAAGATCCTCGTGATTTCCCTCCTGATATGAGGTTGAATATAAATGGAGCTACTCCTCAAATGATTGCTGATCATATAAAAGGAATAGGTATTAAGACAGCTAGAGAAATTAAAGATTTACAAATGTCTTTATCGGGTGAGAGGTTTGCAAATTTAGACCAATTAAAACAGATAAAGAGGGTTGATTGGGATTCTGTTTTCGCTGCTAATTTAATTAGAGTATAATTTTAATAGCAATATTATTACTTATGAGCCCTCAAGGACCTGGTACTTACGGATCAAAAGTTGGTAGACCATCAAAAAAAGTAACTAAAAAAACTACAGCTAAAAAAAGTACTACAAAAAAAAGTACAAAGAAAAGTTATTAGATTTAAAATAAAAGATAAGTTTAACAAGAGGATAAGTGCAACTATCCGACTTTGATAAAAGCAGGGTCAGGTATCATTTAGGATACTTTACTGTTTCAGTACCTGCAGGTGACTACGCAAGGTTAGAAGAAGCAATGAATACTGTTCCAGATTCATACTTCTATGACAAAATTACTCTACAAATAGGTAGATGTGATACAGCCGAGAAAAAAACAGAAGTTGCTTCCACTCCCTCAACGAGATTAGAAACTATTGCTGGAGACGTTGATAGAACAATTAAATCTAGTAATGCAAAAGAAGCTTTAAAGATTTGGGATGAAATTTATCTCTATGAAACAAATCGATTAGCTGGAATTTTATATGTACCTAACTATAAAGATCCTTTACAAGCTAGGTATAGATATGAAAGATCAGGAGCTGAGTTTATACAAGCTTTACCTGGTCCCGCCGACACAGCAGTCGGCTCCCGTAAATATTTAGTGGAGAACTGGAGATAATGCCTGGACCTGAACGTTTTTTAGATATGTTAGGACCTGCCGGAGGTATGGGATTTGGTCCAGATTGGTTACAGAATTATATAAATCAATCAAGAGGTTTTATAAATAGAACAGCGCCTCAAATACCTAAGACAGCTAAATCAACTTTAAGCAATATTCTTAACACCAGTGGTGGGAATACTGCAGTTAATAATCTTATTAATCAAGCTAACAATCGATTAGGTATAGGTCCCTTAGATTTTAATTTAAATATCAAAGGACCTAATATTTTAGATAAAACTAAATTTAGATTAGGAGGAGTTACAAAGTTTTTAGATAAGCCTATTAACATAGGTGGAGAAATGCAAAGGTATGGTATTAAAAAGAATATTGAAGGAGCAGCAAATTTCTTAAAAGGTAAAGTAGGAGATGTAAAGAATCTAGGTACATTGAAATCAGGTATTAATTTTACGCCTCGTGGAGTTCTTGGTTCAGGTTTTGGTTTAGCAAAAAGAGGTTTAGTGGCAGAGGGGATTGAAAGAGCAACTGGTATTCCTCATATTTATGCAAGTCCTGGAGAGGTAGTTAAAGGAGCAACAATGCTTACTAATCCTATGGTAGTAAAAGGAGCTACATTAGGAGGACTTCTTACGTTATTAGATCAACGTCCAGCAGGACCAACAGATGAATTTGCAGATTATAGAAATTTTTTAAGTGAAAATATAGCTGATGCTAATAAAGCTCTTGATCAACTTCCTGAAGAGAATTTAACTGGAGATCAATTAAAAGAGAAAATAAGCCTAAGAAATTTAGTTACTAATAACGAAGCTAATCTATTAAATAACAGTTTTTATCAAGGACCACAAGCTTCTCAGGAAACTACTGAGTTTACACAGTTAGCACCAGAACCAGTATTAAATAGAGTTACAGGAGATCCAGGTTCTAGAATTCCTTCTAGCTTTACTCCTCCTAGTTTTGCTATTAATACAGGTATAGTTAATCCTGCACCAGTAGTAGTTGAATCTGCTGTAACATCAACTGTACCTTCTGAAGATGCTGCACAATCTTTAGTAGAACAAGCTAAAGCAAAATGGATAGCAGATACTGCTAATAGTCCAGCACAGCAATCAGGAGCTTTCAATCCTGATGATTTATGGAAACAGCATTTAACTAATCAACAATGGAGAAAAGGTCAAGGACGTAGTTTTACGCATGGAGAATATCTTTAATGGCATATAAGAAAAGAAGACCAACTTTTAAATACGCTAAATATGCAGGACACGATTCTGATTATCTACCTGGAGAAATTTATGGAAGTGCATCTAATTCCTATCAACGTACACCTCAAGAAATGCTTGATTACAGAGTAAATCAAATGTGGGATTTTCCTATTGAAAAAGCTCCAGATCAATCGTTATCTTTCCAATCTTTTTTAAAGCTAAGTAAGAATCCTAATTCACTAATAGGGGGACAATTTATGAATTTACCCCCTGGGTTTATAAGCGCTATGAATATGAGTTAAAAAAATCGTTATATAATATATAAATAAGTGATGTAATTAAAAGTGTCTTCAACCTCAACTAATAAACAACCGCTTTTGGTTGATCGTCCTTTATCTGATACCGTAAGAGTTACTACTCAGACCGTTGGAAGTAATACAGCTAGTACTCAAACCTTATTTGTACAAGGTGGACAAGCTCCAGCTTTACTGGTAGATATGGATGCTGCTACTTCTGATGATAATAATAATGGTGGAATTGTAGATTCTTTAACCATTACTAGAGACGATAAGATTAGAGGAAATGATTATGTTTTAAATACAACTAATAAAGATAAAGTTGTTTCTCTTATTAGTGGTCAAATAGTCTTTATGGAAGACCCAACTCAAGCAACAGTTTCTAGTAATAATTATCAATATGGACATTATATTTACACAGGAGCAACAGCTTTAACTGGAGTATTAAAAGCTTTGAATTATTCTGGTGCTTTAGCACAAGGATTTACTTATACAGGAGTAGCTTATGGGTATCAACCAGAAGTAACTTTTGTCTTTTATCAAACTCGTGGAACTACAACTCCTATTCCTGCATCTGGTGATTATAAAGTTTTATTTGCTAAAACTGTACCTGCTAATAGTGGAACTGTAGATTGCTCTGAATTAATGCCACAAGTTGCTGTACCAACAGTAAGTGCAGGTAATACTACGGGATTAGGAAATGCTTCTCCTTTACGTAATAAAGGAATTTACTTAG